CCTCGTCGATGACCTGGATTGAGGCGCTGCGCTGAGCGCTGCCTTCGGCCTGCGAGTACGACCAGCGGATACGCGTGGAACTCGAGTGGACAACGCTCCCGCCGGCGGGCTCACTCAAAGAGACAATTGGTGCGTGAGCGACCTTGAAGCCCGTGACAGGAGACCAGGGGGAGGCCCCGGCCTCTTGTCCGCTCTTGTACGCGCCCCAGGTACGTACCTGCCACTCGTACTCCCCGACCTCGTTGAAGACGGGGGAGTATGTGTTGTGGTCCCCGCTGACGGTCGCCGACCCCCAGTTCGCGGACCCGCGTTTGCGCCAGCGAACATCCGCACGCGTCTGCAGCGTCGTATCAATGCTCGTGTGCGACCACGACAGTTCCACGCTCCCAGGGGTGCGCGGACTGCCAGCAGGCGACAAGCTCCCGGGAGTGCCAGGGTTTGTCAACAGCTGGACAGTGTTCGACCGCTCCGACAGGGGTGAAAGGAGGCCGCCGGGGCCTTTCTGCCTCACCTGGTAGACATGTGAGACCGCAGCGTTTGGCGAGGCGTGAGTCCACGCGCGAGCGTCACCCGCAACGTCGGCGACCTTCGCGCCGTTGTCGTAGACTTCTGCGCCCCACCCGCGATCAGGGTAGCGGGCACCCCGCTCCCAAGACACGTTGATCGCGCCGCTGGCCTGCTTGACCGCGCGCACATTCAGGGGCGCGCCCGGCGTCATCGCGATATCCCCGGGAGCCATGGACTGCGGGGACGGAGAAGAGTTCTCGATCTTCGCTGACTCCGACCCGTCCCTACGCCAGGCGTGAATACGCCACCGGTAGAAATCATCCGAGGGGACGTTCGTGTCGGTCCACGAGCGGGCCGAGGCCGGCAACTGCGCGGCCAGCCTGTATTCGCCGCTGGTGTATGACCAGCGCCAAATGTCCAGCATGTCCACCGGGTTGTCGCCCGTTACGTTCAGGTTCCAGGTGCACTCCACGCGTCCTTCGGACAGGTAGCGTGCCTGGAAATTCGACGGGGTCGCAGGAGCTGCGTAAGCCCTGGCCGGGACCGTCCACCGCCGCGTGGTGCTAGGGTTGCCGCCGTTCCAGATCGGGCCAATGGACGCGGAGAACTCTAGTTCTTGGCTGCGCCCATACTCTGTGTTCACCGTGATGGTCTCCCGGTTAACCTCAGCCTCGGCATAGCTTCCACGCGGGGAGGAGAAATGGAAGCCCACATCCCCGCTCACACGCCCCCATCGGTGCAGGGTCGAGTTGAAATTATGACCGTAACCGTCGGCCTTCACACTGTAAATAACTTCGAGCTGGACGCTCCCAGAATTAGGATCCCCATGCTGGTAAATGTCGAGGCCTACCATCAGGTAGCCAGACGACCCACTCCACCACGCCATAACCCACTCCTATTTTTTCTTGTTAGATTCCTGCCAGCTCACGAAGCCGCGAGCGCGACACCGGAGCAAGCGCCCCACCTACCTCGCCAGCAGCCTCCACGCGCATACGCCCCACGAGTTCGTCATTAACGTCGCGAACGACAAGCTCACGGGCCGTGTTTCCATAGAAGCCGGGACCGCCAAGAGAACCAGCCCGATAGGTGTATGAGCCTGTCTTGAAGCCAGTGAGCGCCCCGTTCCCGGCATCCATGGTCCCGGCCAGGGCATCGACGAACAGGCCGCTCTTCTCATTCACACCCTGCGCCAGGCCTTCGACGATGGAACGTCCTGAATACAGGGTCCATCCCTTTCCAGAGAAGGGCCCGCGCTTAGCGGGAGAGAAGGGCAGGTATTCGCGCGCTTTGGACATGACTGTGTCGAAAGCTCCGGTGATCCAGGAGATCGCGGACATGATGCCGTCCTTCAGGCCCTGAAGGATCGCTTTCCCGGAGTTGTACAGCCAGGATCCTGCGCCAGAGAAGAACCCGGTGATTTTGTCGCGGATCGATGTCACGGTGTTGTAGACCGCGTCGATGCCTGCTTGGACGCTGCCACGCATGGAGTCCCAGATTTGGGCGAAGAATCCAGCGACAGCATTCCATGCCGCGTTCCACACTCCACTGATGGCCGACAGGGTCCCTGAAATCACCGCAGACACGGCAGCGAGCACGCTTGAAACGCAAGAACTGATCGTGTCCCAGATGGTGGTGAAGAAGCTGCTGATCCCACCCCACACTGCCTGCCATATTCCGGTCAGCCAGCCTGAAAACGCTGTCCACGCTGCGCTGATCGTGTCCCACAGTGCCTGCCAGCCGACTGTCAAGGTGTCCCACACGACGGTGACATAGGGGCCGATCCATCCCCACAGTCCCTCCCAGAGGGCTGTGAAGACCCCGGTGAAGAACGTGAGGACAGTGTTCCATATCTCGAATTGGGCTTGGAAGAACCAGGTGAGGCCGTCCCATATGGCTGTGAAGACAGCCTTCACACCGTCCCAGAATCCGTTCCAGGCGGCGGCAAAACCGTCGGCGAAGGCCGTCCATGCGTCGGTGATTGCCTGCCAGGTGTCGCTGAGGAACTGAGTGAAGGACTCCCAGATTTGCCTGCCTGTTTCCGTTTGGGTGAAGAACCACGTCAGCCCAGCCGCCAGAGCTGCGATAGCCATGACAACCAGCATGATGGGGTTGGCGGCCATGACCGCGTTGAAAGCTGCCTGGATCGCGGTGCCCACCTTGACGATGGCCTGCCAGGCCTGCACGGCCATCCCCCACGCTCTGATGGCTCCAGTCCACAGCTGATAGGCGCCGTAAGCTCCGGCTACTCCTATCGCAATGGCGCTAATCCAGTCCCAGTTTTGGCGCAGCCACCCCACCGTCTCTCCCAAAGCCGAAGCCAGGTACTTAGTGACGGTGAACAGCTGCTGGAATGCTGTTGCGAGGCCTTGGCCTGCGAGGGCGGCTAGGGTCTTGAACGGTTCCAGCGGGGACTCTCCGGTGTCCGCGATATAGTTGAAGAAGCTTTCAACGTAGGGGCGTACGGTTGACACCAGGTCCCAGAAAGCGTCGCGCGCACCTTGGATCGCGGACACCAGCCCGGGGGGCAAGGAAAGTTCACGCAGCTTAGAAGTGTCGCCGCCGGAGATGATCGTCCACAGGTCCACGATGGCGTCGCGGACGGTGAACAAGAAATCAACGATGACACTGGACTCTGAGATGTTGAACGCCTGAGCGAAAGCCTCGTTGAAGTCGTGATCGACGAAAATTCCCCGCAGGCCTTCAACTGCGTTTTTGACCCACCCGAAAAACCCATGCAGGCTATCGGTCACCCAGTTGATCGCCCCAGTCACATACGGCTTGATCGCGTTCGCAATATCCATTGCGCCGCCAAGAATTTCAGCCTGGAAGTTCCCCCACGCGCCCTCAAGAGTTTTCGTGGACTTCGCAGCCTCAACAGCCACGTCTTCAAAGCCAAGCTCTAAGAGGGCTTGGTTGAATTCTTCGGCGGTGATTTGCCCTTTGGCCATCGCGTCTTTGAAGTCCCCAACAAAGGCTCCGTTTTTACGCATGGCCTCTTGGAGGCGGCCAGACGCACCAGGGATCGCGTTCGTGATCTGCATCCAGTCCTGAGCCTGGAGACGCCCGGCGGCGTTGACCTGCACGAGAGCGTTACCGAAAGCAGAAAATTCATTAGCTCCCGCGCCAGCTGCCGCCGTGAGGTTACCCGCAGCCTCAGCCATCTTGTCGAACCCCTTGACGCCGTTAGCAGCGAGCTTGGAGGTGATCGACTGAATATCCGTCAGGTCATAGATGGTTTCGTCGGCGTACTTTCGTGCACCCTTGACAAGACCATCGATTTGTTCCTGGCCGGTGATCCCCGCGAACTTCAAGGTCGATCGGAACTTATCCGTCGCGTCCGAGGCAGCAAAAGCTTCTTTGGCGAGGTCACCAAACCCAACGACTGCGGCAATGGTGCCGCCAATGGCCGCAGCCTGCATCAGCCCGCCTTTGAATCGCGAACCGACTTCGCTACCAGCATCGCGTCCAACGCCGGCAAGCTCATCACCAATGGACTTTTTCACGCCCTTAAATGAGGGCACAACCTGGATCCAGGCTTTCCCCAGCTCAGTTCCACCAGCCACAACAGGGCCTCCGTTCTATCAAGTTCTCAACTAGTTATTCGCGTTCCCGGTCAAGGAGGGCGTCAAGGTCGTCAACGCTCATGGCCTCACCTACGCGCTCGCCCTGAGGGACAGCCACGCCTGGGCGAGGCAAAGGACGCGGCCTGTTCGCGCCCTTTTCCGCATCCTTCGTCTTCGCCCACAAAAGAAGCCTGAGCGTATCCACAGCCTCAGCCGAAAGGAACTCCGCAAGACCCCACCGCCATTCAGGATTCGCCGCGCGATGTAAAGCCGATTCGGGCTGCGCGAGGATCACCAACGCCCAGTCGGCTACCTTCCTAGCCGGGTGGGCCCGCATGTCCGTCACGTGCAGGTAGCGGCGCAAATCGAATTCCAGCTCACACGGATACTCTCTGAGCAGCTGGACGAAAGTCAGGATTTTGGGGCCAAGGCTTCCATGAGTTCTTGCATGAAAGGCGCGATCTTGGAGGCAGGCACGCGACCAGAAGCGGGATCACGCAAATGCTCAAGCACTGTCTTGTACTGGTCTCCCAGGACCTTCCGAAGCAACGCCGGACTCTTCAGCGCGTTCCCTCCCTGAATTTCGTTAAGGGTATCGAGCAATTCAAAGTCGTCGAACACATTGGGATCGAGGGTGAGTGGGATCCCCTGGATTTCGACGCTACGCACCTCAGAAACAGGGGCGGCATTTACCTGGGCGTTGGTGGCTTCAAGTGCTGCGAGCTGAGCATCAAGTGCTGCGAACTGTGCTTCCAGCTCTGCGCGGGACATAGATTCAGACATGGAAAGGTCTCCTCAAAAAGGGGGGAAGGGAATTAAAGGGGAGGATTGGTAGGGGCGAGGCTGTCCGTGGTGTCAGCCCCGCCCCCTGTGTGGGTTACTTCGCAGACGAAATGTATTCGTACACGTTGTTCCCAGCCGTATCCGGATAGGTCGTCATCGTCACCTCATAGCCGGTGACCTCACCATCCTTGTAGGACACGGCAGACAGCTCGGTGATCTGCCCTTCGGGGATGACTAGGCGCTTGATCTTTCCGCCACTGAGCGCAATCTCGAGCACGAACACGGCGCGAGGAAGATCCTTGCCATTGTGCAGAATCGAGATGACACCGGACTTTTCCGTAACATTCTCAGCTCCGTACACGGCCTTGAGCACGTCCACGTCCAGGCTCTGAAGGAACTTCCACTTGAAAGTCTCCTTGTAGCCTGTGTTCAGGATCATTACGGTGTCACCGCCGAATGCCTTCTGTTCACTGGTTTCACGTTCAGGCGCGTTTTCCACGCCGTCTTCGCCGATGTAGCCGGTCTTTGCGAACGCTGCGTCGAGCGGAGTTTTCGCGTCCGTAGGCAGAGCAGTTCCAAGCGGTGCGATACGGACAACGCCGGTTGCTGTGGGCTTTGCTGCGGAAACCAGCGAGGTGTTTTTGTCAGCCATTTTTGTGGCTCCTTCCAAAAAGGGGTGGGTATGGAAAAGCCCCACACCCGCAGGCACGGGGTGGGGACAAAGAAGAAGCTCTAATTTTTAGAGCATGATGACCGCGCTCACCGTCAACTGATAGCGAGCCTGGCGAGAATCAGGATCCGGAAAATTGTAGAGAGCATCCACGCTGATGGACGCCACCTGCGGGTAAGAGACGAGAGACTGCAACGCTTGCGTTGCACGCGAGGCCAAAGCCGCAGCCTCAGCCCGACTCTCACCCCAACACTGCACCGCAAACGATGGGTAGTCCACCAGCCCAGTCACCTGTCCGCCGGTACGCTCAACCGTCACAAACCGTTCTGGGCGCGTTCCCGGGATATTCCCGTAAACTCCGACCCCCACCAACTCCGCACAGTCCGCAAGTGCACGTATGAGAAAGGCTTCAGACACTGCCCGCTCCCATACTCTTCAGCAGGGTGTTTTCCTTGGCGTTGCGACGCCTGGCTTGATACGAGTCAGCTCGGACAACTCCAACGGGACGCCCTTTCTTTCCGATTCGCACGTCCCCTACGAAGCCGGTTCCGGCGGCGGAGGCGATCTTCTCTACGGACTGTTCGACTAGTGGTTTGGTGAGGGCTGCCATTGCGGCGAAATCTAGTTCGATTTTTATGTCGGACATGATGAGGTGTTCACCCCTCGATCTTTCGTGCGTGGACCACGCGGTTCCACCTGGTTGGGGTGTTCTCTTCGGGGTAGGGCTGTGGGTCGCCGATTACCTCGTAGATGTTGCCTTGATGGTGGATTTGTCGGCCTCGAAGCGAGGCTGTGTAGGTCTTTGGGATGTAGAAATCCATGGTGATCTCATCCCCGTTGGGACGGATCGTGCCTTCCACGTCCTGCGTTGAAGCAGGGGCTGCGAGTACGTCACCTAGGACGGCTTCTAACCCCCATTTTGTGGTGGGAATGTTGAACGTGTCCGTGCCTGTTTCGATGGGGCTGTGGATTTCGATCCGGCTGCCTTTAAGCATCGCCGCCTCCTTTGAGGAGGTTGATCTCAAACGCCGCGCCCCTGCGTCCGTTGACGCTGCGCTTTTCCGCCTTGGTCAAGTAGAGGTCCCCGCCGGGGTTTGAGAAGGACACTTGCTGAGTGAAGGGCCCTGCGGTCATGCTGGTGCTGGAGGCTCCTGCAAGGGCGTCGTCCCCCAGAGGGGAGTTCATGGCGCGTTTGACGATGGCGCACACCACGCGCCGCAGAGTTTCGGCACTGGCTTGTTCCCACCCGGCGCACTCGTCTTTGATGAGGCTTTGAGCGTCCTCAATGAGAACGGTGGCTCGTTCTTGCTCGACGGCTGTTAGACCGCGCCAGCGCTGTTCTAGATCCTGGTATGTTGCCCAGGGTGTAGGTATTGGACTCACCTTTTCCTCCCTCCTTGCTTGTGCCTGGACAAGGGGGCTTACCCTGCTTTCCTCAACCATGAGGTGAGAGGTCTGCTGGGTAAGCCCCCTATGACTCCGCTACGGGGAGGTGTCAGGCGGTCTTTTCCTTGACCACGGCGAAGCGGTCCACGAATGCGTACCAGCCGTAGACGATTTCCAGGCGCAGAGCCACCTGGTTCTTGCGCTTCAGGTCACCCTGGCCGTCCGGGTCGCCGAACTGGATGAGTTCGACGGGAAGCTCGCGCTGAACGCCCCAGCGGATACCGTTCTGGAAGTCGCCGACAATCGCACGGATCTTCGTGTCGGTAGCCTCGGGCGTACCGGAAACGGTGTTGCCCATGGCCACGGGAATACCCATGAAGTTTTCGATGTCGGTGCCGAAACCAAGGTTCGGGTAGCGAAGCTGGGAGGTTTCACCAGTCCCGTCCTTGGCCTTCAGGTCAGACAGCGCCCACCCGAACTTCGGGTCAAAGGCCGCGCCGGTGACCTGCACGCCCATCGGAGACTCGATGACCTTACCGACGGCAGCGCGGAACGCAACATCAGGATCAGCGGTCTTTCCCGTCATTTCCACGGCGAGCGTGGTCGCGGAGATGTAGTTGGTCCACGTGGTGATCGCGGTACCGTTCAGAGGGTTAATGCGGTGATAGATGCCCAGGTCAAGGGCGCGAGAAAGCGCGTTCTGACCAGCCTCAGCAAGGGTGTTGAGGATTTCCAGCTGGTAATCCTCATCAGCCCACATGACCTCCTGGTTGAAGCGCATCGTAACCTGCGCCTTGTGGGGGACGGCAGTGACAGAGCGGAAAGTGCCGGTGGTGGAACCCTTATCGGCTCCTTCTTCGACGAACTGCGCCTTAGGCAGGTCATCGAAGACGAGGATGTCGGTCTTGCCGAAGCGCATGGGGGAGGCTCCGGAGAGCTTGGCGACGGTGGAAAGAGACTGGGTCTTCTTCACCATTCCATCTGCGATCTCGCGGGGCATGAGCACCTGCGCGTTGGTGGAATTGAAAATAGCCACGATTGGCTCCTTTCATCAGGGGGGTATAAGAAAACCGCGACCGGTTAGTCGCGGTTGAACAACTGGCGAGCTGCCTTTTGTAGCTCGCTGAGAGAACTGTCAGGTGCCTTGCCCTGATCGGGCAGAACGGGGACCTTCGGAGCGGCCTTGTTCAACGCCGCCTGCAAGGAGGCGGCATGGGCTTTGAGGTCCTCCAGGGTGTCTCCTCGCAGGAGGTTTTCAGGCACCTCGTATTCCAAGGCCGCTTCACGCACCCACGTATCGTGTTGGGCTTTGGCCTCGTAGTCCGCGATCTTCGCGCGAGCCTGAGCGAGTTCAGCAGCGTCTTTGTCGGCCTTAGCTGCCTTCTCCCGAAGAGTCTCATAGTCCGCGTACTTTTGCTTTTCCCGTGCCAGGCGAGCGCCCACGATCTTGTCCAGGTCCGCCTGGCTGGTGATCGGGGTAAAGTCCTCGCTGCCGGTGTTTTCCTTGGCGGCCTCTGCGGCCGCGTTGGCGCTTTCGGACACGTGTGTCCCTCCTTCCCCCACAGGTAGGGGTAGTGATGGTGTTTTCCGCGAAACCCTCGCGTGGGGGCACACCCCCACATTCCGGGGCATGAGAAAACCCCGCAACCCACAAGGGGGGCGGCGGGGTAAAACTAAATGCGACGAACAGACGAGGGGGCTAGGCTGCTGTCCTTGCGCGGATAGCTTCCTGAGACTTCAGAAGATCCTCATACTCTTCTCGGTCATCACCTTCGGTTTGTTCATACGCCCAGGCAATTTCTGTCATAAGGTCATCAGCAAGCAGGTAATCACCATAGAGGCCAAACAGGTAGACACACTGGGAAATGGCGACCCATGTTCCCGCTTGTTCAACAACATCGGGAAGCTCTTCGAGAGTTCTACGTTCCTGCTCAGGAATCAGAGAAAGACCTGAGAGAAGCGCCATGAGCCGTGCAGCTAAACGTTCTGCACGGCGGCCTTCCTCTTGCCATTTCTCCCAGTAATCCATACAGCTATTCTAGCATTTCAACGTGTTTTCGGGTAGAAGGATGCAATGCGAAATCCGCTCTTACGCTTCACGATAAACACTTCAACCTCAACATCCCTATATGTCGCGAAGAATTTCCCAGTACCTTCCTGATCCCATGCAGAAATAAGCACATGATCCAAGGCTTTAAGCACCTCGTCTGGCGACCAGGAAGGTGGGAACTCTGGACAAGAATGTACCCATCCATACCCGCTGAAGTGACCGCCCTTAGGTGCTTCTCTTCCTGGCCCTTTCGAACCGTAGAGCACGTGATTGTAGGTCAGATCATTTAAGAGGATGTCCTCACGTTTACGCCAAGCTGCCGGAAGTTGCGCGGGATCACGAGGCGGAACCGCCGCCCCAGACTTACGTAACGCCGAGTCAGCATTCCAGCGTTCTATCACCTGATTACAGTACGAATCCCACTGGGAAAGAGAGACCGTTCCATCGCCCATGCGACCGTCTCGCACTCGACGTAATTTCAGGCGACGCCCACCCTTATCTACAGCACCTAGCGTTCGCCCACGCCCACTCCCAGAACTGCGGCCACCCTCTCCGATTCCGTCCTTGTAATACGACGGGAACATGAGACGAGCCCGGGCCGCGACCTGGTTAATGTCGTTAGGATCCTCGCCCTCAGATTTAACCTGAGCTCTAGCAGCGCGGTACCGCTCATAGTCGGCATCAGGATCAAACCCCCGCACATGAGCATCTTTGTGCTCCCAAGAGGGCACGATCTGGCAATCACAATGAGCGTGGAACTTTGACACGGCGCCAGCAGTTTCTTCACTGTGGTACACCCAGCCGCGTGAGGCAAGCATGGAACAAAACGCACACGTCTTACCAGACGGAACACGAGCGAACCTAGGCTTAGCCGGATCCAGCTTCACGTTCCGAGCAATTGTGTCACGCCCCGAATACTTCACCCATGTATCCACGCCCTTCTTCACAGCCTCCAACGCACCCCAAGGATCACCCTCCCAAAAGGCTCCTGCGTGAGCGCGCACCACACTGCGAATATCCTCTTCGGGCACACCCGGAGAAATCGTCGGCGTGTACTCAGGAAGCTTGCGCGAAGCCTTAGCACGCAGCTCCTCATACCACTGCAAAGCAGCCGCACCAGCCACATCCCCATACACAGACACCAACTTGGGCACAAAGTCCAATACGGCTTCGCGCGCCTGCGCTGGAGTATCAAAGTCAAGCAGCCACCAGAACTTCTCCAAATCCCGAACCGCGAGCGCGGTGGCTTTATCTACTCCAGTGGAAAAGCGGGTGATTTCGTCCCTAAGATCCATCGGGCAATGTCACCCGCCTCTCGGTTTTTATTTATCTTCTAGGGCGTTGGCTTCTTTTTCGGGTAGGCGTAGTGAGACGGGCATTGCTCCGGTGAATTTCACTCCGCCTAGATTGAGGAGTTGGGCGGCGTTTTCTGGGTCTACGCCGCTTCGGATAGCAACCCCGAGGGCTTCGAATTTGGCTTTCATTTCCCCGGCGCTCACCTGTGGTTCAGGATTTACCGGGGGGGGGTGATGTCTGCTGTTTCCACGCCTGTATTCCCTTCAGAAGATGGAGCTTCAGCTAGCTTTTCTAGCACGCCTACGGCAGCCGCTCGAGAACTCTCAGCCTGAATCTGATCGATCTCAGCCTGACTGAACCCAGCCCTACGCAGCCCGACGCTCGTATTGGCAATATCTGGACGCACGCTCGCAATCTTCGTAATGAAATCGGAGGCCGCCTGCGGGGAAACATAGCGAGCCGGGGTCCAGTTGATCGCGAGCTTCCACGCCTCAGCGGGTGGTTCAGACAGGCTGTCGCGTACCATCACGACATCTTCGACGAGGCGACGCAGTGAGGGGGTGAAAATCCTCCACTGGTATTCGGCCTCGTCAGAAAGTGCGTACTCAGCGGCCTGCATGGCCTCAGCCGAGGCCGGATTGTCAGCGAACAGTCCGACGGCGCTCATCGGCAGGTTCGTTGCTGCGCAAAAGTTCTGCGCTAGCTGTCGGTACATCGACAGGTGGGGATCCATGCCCATTTGAGCAAACTGCCCAACTTCCGGCAGCTTCCCATCCTCATCTGGGGCGAGCGCAAGCACTCGGCCGATAATCGCACTCCACCGATCCATGTCCTTAAACGCATCCTCAGACGCTCCCAGGACATAACGCTGCGGGGAAGAGAAGAACTCCGCGCTTGTTTCTGTGCGCACCAGGGTACGGATAGCCGCATCCGTCAAATACCGGACCTCGCGACTGATCCGCGAGCGGCCAAAAGGCCGCCCCAACTGCGGGTCATAAACAATGGGCTCGACCAGGACGCGGCCTGTGGGATTGGGTAGGCGCTGCATCATCCACCGGCGCGGAGCTTGAGCATCGTCGGGTTCGATTTGGATGATGGAATCACGCAAGTAAAGGGTCGCACTGCCGATCTCACGCCGCCCCAAGGCTTCCGGGTTCTTCCATGACGAGCTCACCGCGAGCGCAGCTTGCAACGTGCGTGTGCGGTCATCCCACAGGGCGCTGCACCACAGGGCATCGCGCGCCTGGATCATGACCTCAGGCTCGCCCCTGCTAGGGTCGCCTGCGGCTACGGTGAGGAAAGCACAAGAGTGTTTGTAGGCGCTGGTGATCGCTTGGGCGAGCTCGGTCTCGAAAGCGTTGCGGGACAGGATTTCTCCTACCTCGAAGGGATCGAGGCTCCCGGCCAGTGAATAGCCCTCAAAAACGTGCTTGCGTGCCAGGGCTGAGACGGCCTTTTGCGGCCACCCTAGGGCTGCGCGCGTGTTACGCAGCTCAGGCGGGATAGAGATCCCTAGATCGCGGAAAGCGCGGTGCCCGTCGTAATAGACGTTCAGGGTCTCATTCTTTTCCGCCTTGGTGGCAATGAGTTTCCACAAACGGTTGAGCTGGTCTTGTTCGACTGCGCTCAATTCCTTAAACGTGGGTGCGGGGATCACAAGACCACCACCTTCCTACTGCGCGTAGCCTTCGGCTTACGTTTACTTGTCTTTGCTGCCCAATGGGCGTATGTGGCCGCATCCAAAAGCGCAACGGTTTGGCCTTCGGGGGCTTGCCAGCCGAACCCGCCGGCGTTCCCGATCTTCCGGAACACCGCCCAAGAGACCTCACGGTCAAGCTCATCTGTCCCCGGGTGGACAATGCCACCGGCTTTCACGGCTTCGAGGAACATTGAGTGCGCGCCGATGACCTGCTCAACCGTGGGCGTGATGAGGACCTTCGCGGGGACCTTCGCCGCCCGCAATCGATCCACCAGGTACGCGGACCCACCCTTGCCTTCGATCACAATCTGCTGGGTCCGAGCCAGCCTTTCAGGATCGGCAAGGAAATCAACCAGCCAATCCACGCCGTCCGACGCTGAGGCAACACGCACCCCATCGACCAGAACCGTCTCATCGTCGACCTTGGAGGCAGCCGCGAGCGCCACATGCGACCCGTCCACGCTGAACCGGACCGCGAACGACTGCGTCTGCCCGCTCTTAATCTTCGTCTTGCGCGCCTTCTTCCACGCCTCAAACGGAATCGCCGCCAGGCTTTCAGCCTCCGGATCCCACATGCCCAGCGCTTCGCGTTTGAAGTTCTCATCGGACCCAAGCAGCTTGCGCATACGCATAATCGCGTTCTTGTTCGTCCGATGCGGGTAAGAGGGGTTCGCCCGCCTGATCTGCTTCCAATCCAACCGGCCGTTCTTCCACGAAGAAGGCTCAGTACCAGGATCAGCAGAAAACTCCACATACAAGGTGTCAGCGTCGCCTTGCAAAGCGTCCTTACGGCGCGAAGTAAACACCTCACCCGGGTCCTTAGGCCGAGGAGGCGTACCCATCAAAAACACCAGACCATTAGGCGCAGCGTTAGTGGCGGGCACCATGTCACTCATCGCGTTCTCAGTCAGGATCTGCGCCTCGTCCAACACCAAAACATCCACCTTGGCAAACCCACGGCCAAACCCCGACTCGCGAGCGCCAAACAAAATACGCGACCCATTACGGAACATGACGGCCTCTTGCCCGTTAGCCTGGCGCGAGGTACGAATAAAAGGCGCGACCTTGGGTTTTTCACTCATCGCCCGCATGGACGCAAACGTCTCAGCACTCGTCCTCGTCCGGTGCGCCGTCCAAATCACCAACGTGTTCGGGAACAACAAACACAAGCCAAAAATCAGCCAGCCAATCGTGTAGGTCTTACCGGTCTGGCGAGGAATAGAGACCACGACGCCACCAACAGAAGCCGCATAGGACCCATCCTCACGTTTAGCCAAAGCAAGAGAACCAAGACCGCGCTGCCACTCATCAAAGCTGATCCCCAGCTTTGCCATCTTTGCCTCGACCGCGCCCCACCCCGTGCACACAATCCCCTTAGGGACGCACACGTGGCGAGCAACCTTAGACAGTCGAGGGGTCGAACGGGACGTCTTCACGGGAGTCAAAGCCACCCCCATGTTCTTCTTCCTCAGCCGCCTGCAGTTTCTCAATCTCCCGGCTAATCTCCATCAGCCGCTTGGAAAGGGACGCAAGATCACGAGCAGGGGTATCCGGGTTGTCCAACGTGAGGGCAATACGATCACGGGTCGCAACCAGCATTGCCTCTTGATTGCCGCTTTGCGCTGCCTCAAAAATCGTTCCAGCAGAATCCAACGGGGAATTCACCTCCCCTCAGCGCCTTCGCATATGGTCACGTGGAAAAAAATTCGGGGAGATATTTCGCTATCACGTCGGGGTGCGCCGACTTGGGAGGGGGAGGGGCATGGGCCCCTACCTCTCCCAGGCGGATCGTCTTCAGGTTGCTCGTCAGGCCTGTTTTAGAGGCCTTTGAACATGTTTCTATGTTACCAGTTTTTGGTGTTGTCTAGCGTGGTGTAGTGGGTTTGTTTCGCGTGTTTTCTAGCTGTGTTGCGTCCGGTTAGTGCGCCTCGGCGTTGGTTGCAGCGCCTGCAGATTGTGCGTCCGTTTTCTAGAGTGTTGGTGCCGCCGTTGGCGTGGGGGATGATGTGGTCAGGTTCTGCACTGTTGGGTTGTCGGCTGGTGGTGTAGTCGAGAGGGGTGTTGCAGAGGGGGCAGTGGGTGATGCCTTGGTTGCGGTCGCGGTTGAGGATTTGGGTTCGCCAGTGTTTGTGGCTGGTGGTGCCGGTTCGGGAGGTTGCCACGGTGGGTACCCCCCCCTCCCCTGGGTGTGGAGAAGCCCCCGGGGGTTTGGTACTCCCAGGGGGCTTCTTGCAGTCTTTACCACTGGTATCACAATACACCGTTGCACCGTGAAAATCACGTCATTGGCTTCACGAGTTTTAACAGGTCCGACGGCAAATACAAGGGCCTACCTCCTTCATATCCAACCGGTTTTATTTTGCCCCGGTGAACATGGGAACGGAACGTTGTTTCCTTCACTTGTACTTTGCTGATTGCCTCGACAATGGTGCGCGCCCGGGAGGCGAAGACGGGGATGTCTAGCGCGTGGGTTAGCATGAGGTTTCTTGAGGCCTCGACCTGGATTTCTTCCCCACACTCGCGGCATTCGGCTACTTCGGCTCCTGGCCGGGCTTCGACGTCGCTCCCGCACGCCGGGCATTTGCCAGCGTAAATACGTGTCTCGTGTTTAGGGGAAGCCAATGTTTCGAGTCGGTGTATGGCGTAGCAGACTTCGTCAACCATGGCGGGGGCCTCGATCCACCCCGTGACCTTGGGCGCGTGAGAGGTGAAGGCTTGCCTTACGGCTCGCCAGCTATTGGGTATCCGGAGGCCTGGCTGTGTGTAGGCTATGAGCGCCGTAGCCCATATGAGGAGGGCGTCTTTCATTTCGTCGATGTCGTTGAGGAGTTGGAGGTTGATGGGGTCGCGCAGTGCGCTGGTGTGTGTGGTGTTGCCGTTTTTGAGGCCGGCAAGGGCGTAGTCGACTTCGCTCATGAGGCTGGGGAGGTCGGAGACGGCGGTGGTGAGGCAACGTATGGCGGTTGCGCTGATGGTGGCTCCTGGGGGGAGGAGTTCGCCGGTGATGGGGCACGTGTTGTGGGTGTCGTTCATTCGTCATCTTCCTCTCGGTAGCCATTGAGCATGGCGGTGAGTTCCCTGAGGGTGGTGGTCACCCACTGGTCGGCGGGTTGGTTGTTGCCGTGGCGTTTGTGGATGATGAGGCCGGCTAAGGCGTCGTCGTTTCCTCGTTCGATCTCGGCTTGGTTCATCCAGCCGGCGAGGTTGAGGCGGGTGGTGTTTTTGCATTCGATGACGATTCGTTCGCCCAAGTGTCGTAAGCCTGTGATGTCGCCTCGGTCTTTACTACCGGTTTTTGCTCGCCTGTCGATTCGGTCGTCGACGTGTTGGGCGAGGTAGTCGGCGACTTGTCGTTCGAATGTGGTGCCGGCTTTTTTGGCGGATTGACGGTTGCGTGGGCTCATTGGGCGAGTCCTTTCTTGAGTTGGGTGTGGAAGCTTTCGGCGATGACCTCGAGGAGGTCTGTTACTCGCCGGTTGGCGTGCTGGTCGGTGACGTGGTGGTCGCTGCCGGGAGTGAGTTGGTCAAGGACCTTGATTTTTTCTTGGAGGACGCGGTGGATGGGTTCGTCGAGGGTGTTTTCGGCGAGGAGGGTGGTGATAGTGACGGGGTGGGTTTGGCTGATTCGGTGGATGCGGTCTTCGGCCTGGACAACGGCTGCGGGTGTCCATTCGGTTTCGACGAAGAGCGCCTCGCTGGCTCTAGTGAGGGTGAGGCCTACTCCTGCTGCGGTGATTTGGGCGATGAGGATGTCGATGTGTCCGTTTTGGAAGTCGCGGGTGATTTTGTCTCGTTCTTCTGCGGTGGTTTGCCCGTTGTAGATGGCTGTGCGCAGGTTGGGGTTGGCTTGTTGGAGGGCTTGTTGGAGGCCGTTGAGGACGCTGGTGTGGATTGCCCAGGCGATGAGGGGGCGGCGGGTTCCTTCTTGGTGTTCGAGGATCCAGCGGGTGGCTTCGGGGATTTTTGCAAGCCCTGTGAGGCGACGGAGAGCTGAGATGAGGCCACGGGGGTCGTCTTCTTGTGTGGTGAGGAGTTGGGGGCGGACTTCTTCGTAGGCTGTGGCGAGTTCTTTTGGCTGGAGGGTGATGTGGTGTGTGTGTCGGGCTTTTGCTGGTAGTTGGTTGAGGACGTCGGCTTTGGTGCGTCTGATCCAGGCGTGGTCGGTGAGGCGCATGTAGAGGTCTGGGAGGGTTTTTGGGTTGGGAATGTAGTCGCCGAAGTAGTTTTGTTCGCAGTAGGTGTGGGTGAAGTTGTGGGGGAAGTGGTGGGTGGTTTTGGTTAGGCGGAGGAGGGGGAGGATGTCGAGTGGGCTGCTGGTGATGGGGGTGCCGGTGAGGGCGATGACGTGGGGGGTGTTTTTGGCGAGGTGGAGGAGTGTGCGGGTGCGTTTGGTGGTGGGGTTTTTGTAGCGGTGGGCTTCGTCGGCGATGAGCATTTGTGGGTTCCATTCGTGGATTTTTTGTGCGAGTTGTGGGCGGGCTGTGAGGAGGGTGTCGCTGGTGATGATGATTCCGGTGTTGGGGAGGGTGGGGGTTCGTGTTTGTGGGGTGATGGTGGTGAGGGTGCTGTTTGGGGGGAGTGCGTGGGTGAGGATGCCGCTGCGGCGGGTCTCAAAGGTCCAGTTGGTGATGAGGGCGGGTGGGCAGGTGATGAGGGTGCGTGCGGGTTGTTTGATGGCGATTGCGAGGAGTGCTTGAATGGTTTTTCCCAGTCCTGGTTCGTCGGCGATGATGGGGTGGCCGGTGAGGGCGGCGAGGGCGCCTTGGGTTTGGTAGGGGGAGGGGTGGG